AACGAACAAAGATTTTGCAATCTCTTTATTTACATCCAAGACATATTCATTGATCACCACAGTGGATAGCTCAATGTCGCAGATAACTAAGAAGAGTAAAAGGGTTCCCAAAAGGGAATCCAAAAACAAGTCAAAGCCTCTTACAACAGGCAGTCGTTTTGTGGATCAGGCAATGGTAAATGCCTTGGCGCAAGTTCATTTTTGTACCAAAAGTCCTCGGGACCCAATTTCTGGAGCGATAGTTTATCCGTTAGTGAAACGGACAAACCTACTTACTGAGAGTTTAATCGGCACATATGCGCCTTTAGCTCAGCTTGTAGAAGAGAAATTGGAAGGATTGGAGCCGAACGTAGTAAAGTATTATGGAACATACTACCCGTGTCGGTGTTTGGATATTTTTGGAAAAGAATATTGTAATTGGGAATTGGAATCTTCGTGGAAGTCCAGTCCATTGTATAGGAAGTACGCTTGGAGACAGAAACATAATGCAATCTTTAAAGAGCTCACTGTTCAGGAGTTCTGCCATTTTGCGCCGATAATCGAAATGATTGGGAAAGAAGTCGAAGACTTCGTGGCCCGATCTATCGATCTCGCGTCGCTAATGGGAGTAACACTGACTGAGGAGGAGATAAAAGTTGAACGTTTCAAATACGCGGTACTTGCAATGGACGGGAGTGTAATTTCACAGTTAAAGTACTCCACTAATATAGCATTCTCTCATCACATGTTTGATCATGTCCCATGCTTCCTGCAGGAAAATCTCCCGGCATTCGATAAAACGATGCTCGGTATGAAGATTTTTCCTCGTAGGGTGCGGGTGGAAATCAACAAGATGAAAAGTATGCGAAGTAAGTGGAAGGAAATTACTCTTCAGAAGATCTATACAATATTCCAAGGATATAAGAAAGGATTGTGGCCTATGAGGCCAGATGGTGTCGTGAAAAACCTGTTGAAACATAAAGCCGCATTAACAAAAGATGGCGGAGTTTCAGACGAAGTCTGGAATCGGATTGATTCAATCTTTGACCGGCATTTCCTTAGTATAGCCAACTCTATACCTCCACTCTCTGCAGAACCTAAAATAAGTTCGAGAGCTAGTGTTGAGGTGGGTTGTGCTGAAGGAGGACATGCGGGCGGATTAGAATACCGATACCTAACAGGTGACATTCCTAGAGTTGATGAAGACGGGTTTGAGGACGGGAGGGCACAAATAAAGCTGCCCAGTCCCCCAGTTCTCCTCGGTTTCATCGTCGAAGAAGTCGATAAAGACACTAATATGAGAAAGTACGTCGACCCTCGTCCTGTTTATGGACCTGAGTGTGCGACACGAAAACAATTAATTGATGAAGCGTTTGATTACTTGCGTTTAGAGAGGAAACACGTTCCCCTGCAAGTTCAACCACAGTGTATCATAGAACCGATGAAAATCCGGATCATAACGAAGCCCACTCTTGGGTCTTACGTTGGATTACGTCGTGTTCAGAAGACTCTGCATTCTTATCTGCGAGCTCACCCAATCTTTGATCTAATTGGGGGGCCTATGGATGCCGAAAAGGCACAACAAATTGCCACATGGTGGAAGCCTGGTCGGGCTTTCACCAGTGGTGATTTTAGTGCGGCAACTGACAATCTGAAAAGAGAAGTCAGCCATTATCTACTCAAGAAGATTCTTGATCGTTCGGGTTTATTTACCGACGATCCTCTTCTATATGAGCAAGCAATGGATAGCTTTTTGGCGGCCGAGGTTACGCTGCAGGGCAGAGTGATGCCTGATTACACTGATATAAGCTTTTTTCGTCCGGATCTTCCAAGTTTTGATTTGAAGACCGATTATCAACAGACGAATGGACAATTAATGGGACATGTGCTTTCTTTCCCAATCCTATGTTTAGCGAATTATATTTCCTATGTGATGAGCATAGAAGACTATTTGAATCGTGAAGTTCAGTTTGAAGAGATAGCGGAAGATCATCCCGTCCGAATCAACGGAGATGATATTCTCTTCTGCGGAACAAGGGAACACAGAAATATTTGGATGAATACTATTCCGAAGTTTGGTTTTGACCCCTCACAGGGAAAGAACTTTTATTCGGAAGACTTCTTCCAGATTAATTCTGTTTTGTTTCGCACTGAAAGTGGACCTAAAATTCCCAGAAATTTATTTCTAGACGACGGTAACGTACTTGTACCTGGACTTCTTTGTCCAGAGGATTATTACGTTAAGCGTTGTTTTGAAGTAAAATTTGTGAATTTCGGGTTAGCCACATCACGAAGGAAGAACGACTGTTCGAAAGATCTGAGTATTGCTCGTATTGCCAATATTGTTTCTCAGATCGGAGCTGATTTCAAGCTCCCCGATCAGTTATATCGTATTGCCTCCTGGCCGCAAATCTATTCCTCCTACATGGAGGGATTAGCCGGGGAATTAAGAACTTCAGCCCGGCAACTTTGGATTAAACACCAAAGTCGCCTGACCCGATTCTTAGACATGGATATTCCATGTCGCATCCCCGGAATAGATTTTGAG